AACCCAGTTGTAACTTTCCCTGGTCAGGGCACTGTACTTTACGGTGACAAGACTCTTCAGGCGAAGCCTTCTGCATTCGACCGTATCAATGTTCGTAGACTGTTTATCGTTCTTGAAAAGGCTATCTCTACCGCAGCTAAGTACTCACTCTTTGAGTTCAATGATGCGTTTACTAGAGCACAGTTTAAGAACCTTGTAACTCCTTATCTACGTAACATTCAGGGTCGCCGTGGTATCACTGACTTCCTTGTTGTTTGCGACGACACGAACAATACTCCACAGGTTATTGATTCTAACCAGTTTGTTGGTGACATTTATATCAAGCCAGCTCGTTCTATCAACTTTATCCAGTTGAATTTCGTAGCTGTAGGAACTGGTGTTCAATTCTCCGAAGTAGTTGGTCGTTTCTAATAAATAGATAAAACTCATAGGAGAAAATAGATGCCATTTAATATTAGTGCTTTCAAGTCAAATGGTCTGGTATACGGTGGTGCCAGACCATCCCTCTTCAACGTTTTCATGTCAGCCCCAGCTGGTCTTGGTATTGATAACGTTTCTGTTGATAAGTTCCGCTTTGTCTGTAAGACAGCTGAACTTCCCGAGTCAACTGTATCTGCGATTGATGTTCCTTACTTCGGTCGTAAAATTAAGGTAGCTGGCGAGCGTGCTTTCCAGGACTGGTCAGTCAGCGTAATGAACGACGAAGACTTCTCAGTTCGTGCTATGTTTGAGTCTTGGTCAAATGCTCTCAATCGTCACGTTTCAAACGTTCGTGATCCATCTGTTTCAGCTGAACAGTATAAGACAGATCTCGAAGTTATTCAGTATGGTAAAGACGGTTCTGAAATCCGTTCATATCAGCTGATTGGAGCTTTCCCAACTAACATTGGCGCTATCTCACTAAACTGGGATTCTGCTAATGCTATTGAAGAATTTTCAGTAACGTTTGCTTATGATTACTGGATCCCTGCAATCGAAGCTTCTGATAAGAAAGCTGGCGGCGTTAACGTCTACGGTGGTCTTACTGCGGTTGACGGTCCAGCTGGACCAGTTTAATAAATACCTTTAGAAATGTATGGAGGGGTGTAATTATCCCCTCCTTTTTGGAGTATTAAATTTGGCAGAATTATTTGGTTTCGAATTAAAGCGTAAAATGAAGGACGATGAGCTTCCTTCATTTTCGCCTGCGACACAAGACGACGGCGCTGTAACAGTAGCTGCTGGCGGTGCTTATGGCACATATGTAGACTTAGATGGTACTATCAGATCAGAAGCAGAACTGGTAACCAGATATAGAGACATGTCTCTTGTTCCAGAATGCGACTCTGCCATTGACGAAATTGTAAACGAATCAATTGCTGTTGATGATGAAGACATTGTAGAACTCAACACTGACGAGCTACAAGTTTCACCTAATATCAAAAAAATAATTAGAGAAGAATTTAAAAATTGTTTAAACATTCTTGAATTTAATAAGTATGCTTATGATATTTTTCGCCGTTGGTACATTGACGGCAGACTTTATTATCATGTAATTATAGATGATAAAAATCCTAAAGACGGAATTAGAGAATTAAGGTTCGTAGATCCTCGCAAGATACGTAAAATTCGTGAAGTTCAAAAAAAGCGTGTGCCAGGAACTAATACGGCTGAGGTAGTTTTAACTAAAACAATAAATGAATATTATGTTTACAATGACAAAGGTTTTAATTACGGAAGCAAAAGCGTAGGTCAAGGATCAGGCACTAGTGCTACAGGCTTAAAAATCGCTAAAGATTCTATCGTACAAGTTGTTTCAGGTCTTACTGACACTAATGGCACAATGGTTCTTTCTTACCTTCACAAAGGTATTAAGGCATTAAATCAGTTAAGCACCCTTGAAGACGCCTTGGTTATTTACAGATTATCCCGTGCTCCTGAACGTCGTATTTGGTATATCGACGTTGGCAATCTTCCTAAAATGAAGGCGGAGCAGTACGTTCGCGATATTATGGTAAAGCATAAGAACCGTTTGGTTTATGATGCTACCACAGGTCAGGTTCGCGATGACCGTAAGTTTATGACTATGCTCGAAGACTATTGGCTACCTCGCCGTGAAGGTGGAAGAGGTACGGAGGTTACTACCCTTCCTGGTGGTCAAAATCTTGGACAAATGGATGACGTTCTTTATTTCCAGAAAAAGTTTCTTCAAACATTGAACGTTCCTGTTAGTCGCCTCAACTCGGACTCATTGTTCTCGTTAGGTCGAGCAACCGAAATTACTCGTGACGAAATTAAATTTTCACGTTTCATCATGCGCCTTCGTGCTCGTTTTTCTCATCTCTTCACAAAGATGCTTGAAAAGCAGCTAGTACTGAAGGGTGTTATGACTGCTGACGAATTTAAAACTATTTCGTCAATGCTCAAGTATGAGTTTACTAAAGATAATTATTTCAATGAACTCAAGGATGCTGAAATCGGTCAGCAACGTGTTGAGCTTGCTCGTAACTTCCAGGATATGGCTGGTAAATATTACTCACATAATTGGATCCGTAAGCATGTTCTTAAACAGTCAGATGATGACGTTGAAGAGCAGGATGCTATGATCAATGGTGAAAATCAGTCACAAGATCCACGTTGGATTAACCCAACTATTCTTCAAAATCAACAAATGGCTAATCCACCAGATCAGGCTGATCCTAATGCAGCGCCTACTGGCGAAGAAGGTAATGATGAGGATGCTCAAAAAAGAGAGCAGGTTCGTCAGGCTATGATTTTTGTTGAGGAAATGAAGAAGCGCAAGGGCAATCGCTCTATACAAGATGAAGCTAAGTATAAAGCAGCAGTTCAGGTAATAGCCAAAAACCAAGATATCGTCGCCCAAATGAGTGGTGGCGGTGGTCAACAGCAACAGTGAGGTTGAGTTAGAATGCAAGAAAATAATAAATACAACGTTGTAGATTTAGTTAACTACGCCTACGATCAGAAACCGTTAGAATTTGTTCAGACTTTCCAAGGCATGATGGTTGATAGAATTAATAATGCCATTGTTGACAAAAAAATTGAAATAGCAAAGGCTATGTTCGCAGCCCCTATTGAAGATTATGGTCAAGAGGCTGAAGAAGAAGAAACAGAGGAATAAGTAAAATGGCAAAGAGTCTAAACGACATCCTTAATGGCGTAAAAAAATCCAAGGTAGAAGCTGGCTCCACTGGCGATGATCCGGGCGTAGATTACGCTGAAAAAATGAAGGATGGTCGTGACTTTGTTGCCCAACACAAAGTTGAAAAGCACGAAGACCGTGTAGGCAACGACGATGAAGTTTACAAAGCCTCCAAGGTTAAAAAGGCTTCTATGGAACGTCATGGTCATGACCCAGATCCAAAAGCTAAAAAAGCATATGCTGCTGCCAATCAGCAAAACGAATCAAAAATGGTTTGTGAAGATTGTGGTGAAGAGCCTTGTGGTTGTAGTGGAATGAAGAAAGGTAAGAAAGTTCTTACTGAAAAGAAACCAAAAACTGTTCACGAATCTGCTATTATTAAAGCAGTTGAAATGGTGCAGCGTTCAAAAGCATCCGAACTTCTTGATGAAGATACTGTAAAAAGTCAGCTCCGTGATCTTTCAGCGAAAGCTATGGAAGTTGTATTAAGTTCTTCAGATGATTTTATGAATGAATCTTATGTTCAACATAAAATCGCTCAGGCTAATAAGGCTATTGAAGATATTCACGAGCTTATGAATTATAAAAATAAGAAAAAAATTAAAGCTGAATCTTCTAAAGTTCCTAACACCACTTCCCTAACTGGCGAATATGGTGCTAAGAGCATAGCCCACGTTTAAGGTATAAATGAAATGATACTTAAGTTTAAAGGTCCGGAAATTTCCATTTCTTCTGCTAACAGTATTGCTAATTCTACATTAGTACGTGTTGTTAATATCGGAGCTACAGCTAACCTAATTATTAGTGGCCTTGGTAATGTAAGTATAACAAACACCGAACCAGTAATTCTTGAAAAAGAAGCTTCGGCTACTCTTACTGGTGCCAATATGCTAGCTGCTCCAGTAGCTTACAAAAACTAGAGAGTCAAATGAAGCTCATTACAGAACTAAACGAAACCGTTAGCTACGTTACTGAAGCAAAAGAAGATGGTCATAAGAACCATTTCATTGAAGGTATATTCCTTCAGTCAAACGTAGTTAATAGAAACGGAAGAGAATACCCAAAAAATATAATGGAGAAAGAAGTTTCTCGTTATATGTCTGAGGTAGTCAAACTCAATCGCGCTTATGGCGAGCTTGGTCATCCTGCTGGTCCACAGATCAATCTTGATCGTGTTTCTCACATCATCACTGAACTTAGTTGGGATGGTGATAATGTTATGGGTAAGGCTAAAATTACTCGCACCCCTATGGGCGAAATTGCCAGAGGTCTTCTTGAATCGGGCGCTCAGCTCGGTGTTTCTTCTCGTGGTATGGGCTCGTTAAAAGAATCAAACGGTAAGATGGTTGTTCAGTCTGATTACAAGATTGCTACTGCTGCCGACATTGTTGCTGATCCATCAGCCCCTAATGCTTTCGTTAGAGGAATTATGGAAAACGTGGACTGGATCTATGATCCTGTTAAGGGTACGTGGCAAGAGCAGCACCTTGATGACATTAAAAATAACATCAAGCGTATGAGCTTAAGTGAAATCAACAACAACAAACTTACCATTTTCGAAGACTACATTGCTTCTTTAGCAATAAGAAATCGTTAAATATAAATAATTTAAATTCTAATAAGGAGTAATTTCTAATGGCAGTAAAAAAGACTGAGATCGTTGAAGATCAAGACCTCGAAAATGAAATCGAGTCTGTTGAAGACGATGAACTTCAGGAAACTGCAGCCGCTGATTCGCTGAAGCCAGGAGCTGCTCCTGGTGATAAGATGTCTATGATCAATAGCGTTGTCGGTGCCATGTCTGGCATGGATAAAAACACTATGGTAGACTTCTTCAATGCTGTTCAGGCTCAGTTCGGTCCAGGTAAAGAGTTCGGCGTTGGTGACAATTCCGGCAAGAACTCTGCTACTATCGACATGAAGGGCGGCGCTGGTCCAAAAACTAAGGATGCAATGCCTCGAATTGCTAAGGAAGATATTGAACTTGTATTTTCGGGCGAAGATCTTTCCGAAGAAACTAAGGAAAAGGTTTCAACTATTTTTGAAGCCGCTGTTAGTGCTCGTGTAATTACAGAAACTGTACGTATCCAGGAAGAGTTTGAAACTCGTCTCCAGGAAGAAGTAACAGCTGTTGCCGAAGAGCTAACTACAAAGCTTGACACATACCTTGATCACGTTGTTGAAAACTGGATGAAGGAAAATGAAGTAGCTATTGAATCAACTCTACGTAACGAAGTTATGGAAGGGTTTATGGAAGGTCTTAAGGGTCTCTTCACAGAGAACTATATTGACGTTCCGCAGTCGAAGGTTGACGTTCTAGAAGCTCTTGCTCAAAAGGTAGAAGCTCTTGAAGGTTCGCTGAATGAAACTATTACTGAAAACACTGAACTCAAAGGATTTATCCTAGAGGCTCAGAAGAACGAACTCGCTGAGGAAGTAGCTTCTGACCTTGCACTAACACAGCAGGAAAAGTTCTTTGCTCTCGTTGAGGGTATTGAGTTCAATGGCAACCTTGAGACCTTCGAAAAGAAGCTTAAGATTGTAAAGGAAAACTACTTCAAGACTGAAATTCAGTCCTCAAATATTGAGGAAGAAACATTCGAAGGTGAAATTTCTGAATCGGTATCTGTTAGCCCAACCGTTAACCGTTATCTTCAGGCAATCAATCGCACTGTTAAGAAGTAACATTTTATAAATAATTGAAACAAGTATTTGTTTACTAAGAAAGGAAACTAAATGTATCTAGCTGAAGAAATTCAAAACAAGTGGGCTCCTGTGCTCGACCATGATGCTCTCGGAGCAATCAAGGACCAGCACCGCCGTTCCGTAACTGCTATCATGCTTGAGAACACAGAAAAGGCTCTTATGGAGTCTGCTTCTCACGGTTCTTACCAGACCCTAACTGAAACTTCATCAACAGTTCCAGTTAACTTTATGGGCGCTTCCAGCTCAACCGCTGGTGCCGGTGGCATCGATACTTTCGATCCAGTTCTCATCTCCCTCGTACGTCGTTCGATGCCTAACCTTATGGCTTA